TCAGCACAGGACGACGATATCGCCATCGGCTACCCGTTCAGACAGAGCGGTCAGCTTGCCGATGCCCTCCCGTAGAAATCGGCTGAGCTGCTCGATGCACTCGCGCTGGTCCTTAGTGAGACTGAACTCAGCCTCCATGCTTTCCATGAGATCAAGGCAGCACTGGTTGAGAAACCCCACTTCCAGTAGTTCAGCCCGCAACCTTTGCCTCAGTACCTCGTCCATCCCAAGGTTCCTATCTACTACTCGACATCAGACTTTCGGAACGTGGCAAAAACGAGAACGCCATCACAACTACCTATTCAGGTAGTGGATACCGCGCTTTGATCGCCTGGACAGCTGCGACCCATGCCGCCAGGTCCGGCTCGGCGCCAGCGGCTATGGCGTCAAACTCGGCCTCCAGGCGCAGCGGGTCGGACTCGGTGCGATAGGCCTGGCGCCGCAGCTCCTGGACCTCGGCGAGGAGGTCGTCGGGATGGAACGCCAGGTCGCTGACCGGGACGCCAGCGAGTGCTGCGGCCTCGTCCAGCGTGCCATCCCATTCCGCGAAGAACTCGCCTTTCAGTAGAACTCGTTTCATGGTCATGCGCTTGCTCCGTTGATTGTCAGGATGGGTGCAACATGGATACCCGGATCGACGAGGCCACCGAACCACGCCGGACAGGCGAGCGCGATCTGAGCCCCTGCGGCCGCGTAGATATACGGGCACGCGTTGTCATAGCCGTTATACGACTGCATCGAAAACCTGAGATGCACCCACTGGCCCGCCGGCAACACAACTCCCGGAGCGGCCACAGCCCCATTGATCCAAAGGCGATGGGTCGTATAGGGCGCAGAGGAGATATGAGCCGAGCCGCTTTCGACACGCAGCCACATGACGACAGTCGCCCATGCGCCCGCGTTGAAAACTGTTTTGCTGCCGTTTGAGCAGCATAGATACCGCGTAACCCCATCCGCGCCGGCCGAGCCGGTAGTTGTCTGTGTCCCCGCTGTCAGCACTGTCGTGAAGAACTCGACCCCGTACCTTGAAACGGATGTCCAGGTGCGGCCCATCGCAGCCAGCAGTGCTTGCACCCGCGCATTGAGCGCCGGCCCTGCCCCACCATTTGTGCTGTTGTCGAATGCGAACTTTCCCCCATCTGCGAGGCTGGCGCCGTTCCAGCCATTGATGAAGGTGCTTGGAGTCCATGACGTTGTGAACATCGTACTCAGCGGATTGGCTGCGGTTCCCGCGAAGCGACCCATGTCGGGCATCAGGTTCATGAACGGCAGAACGTTGAGCGCCGATTTCGCCGCCGATCCCAGCTCCGCCCAAACACCGTTTTCGCGGGCATATGGCTTTCCATCGCTCGGCGCGTCGGCCATTCCGCCCACCAGCTCAGTCCAGGCGCTGCCGGAATACTCATACGTCTTGACCTGGCCGCTCGGCGTCGTCTCGTTCGCCACCTGCACCCGCCAGCCCAACCTGGGCGGCATGTACTCCCAAATGGGCGTGGTCGCACCCGTTGCCCACCAGCGCGCTAGGCGGTTCTGATTGGAGCCGGCGCCAGTGAAAATGTACGTGTCCCCCTCGGCCTGGCCGGTTGTGGGCAGTGTGGCGACGCGCCCCTTGACGACCGGTTGGCGCAGGAAGTCATCCCAGCGCAACATGCGGATCAGTTCGTTGTAATGCCCCTCACCGGGGGCGCCACTGATCAGCAGGCCGGTATTCGGTCCCATATAAAGAGTCATTGTGCTAAGCCTCCAAGTTCCTCGCCGAGGCGGAAGCCAAGGCCGTGTCGTTCGATTGTGATATCGTGTTGCTGCCAGCTCTGCAGACCGTCGCGAACGCTGAACAGCACGATGCGCAGCACCGGCAGCAGCCCATGCGCTATGTCGTCCTCCAGCGGGTAGGTCCAGGTCGTGCCGGTCAAGCCGGTGTACGACTTCTTCAGGCTGGAACCGCTGTAGATGCTCAGCGTGTATGTCGTGCCAGCTTCCAGCGATATGCTGCTCGCAGACGAGTCAACCAGTTGATCGGCCTGCAGCAGCCGGTTGCGGTGCGCCCACGACACGGTCAGCACACCGTAGGTCTTCGTCGGATACGCCACACCACACACCAGCACCCGGCCAGGCGCATAAGGCCGCGCCTGGCGCTGGTTCATTCGCAGCGAGTCGACCGGCGCGAGGCTCTCTGCGAGCGTCGCCGAGCTGGTGCGGCTCAGCAGCTTCACGTTCACTGTCTCGCCGGTCACGTACTCACGCGTGTCCTCTGTTGCCCAATCCTCGTAGAACCAGATCAGCGCGCCGGCCTCATGCGGCGCTGGCACCGTATCGACGCATCCCCGCGCGAGCACCGCGGTGCCGGCCGCGGCGTTGATCGCGTCGACGCGGAAGATCTCGTCATCGATCATCGCGGCCGAGCCCACCTCGACGAGGTCAAGGTCAACCCCTTGGACAAGCGTGACGCTGACGCTGGTCAGGCCCCGGCCGATATCTGCTGAGATCGTCGCGACCGGGCAGAAGTCGCCGGACGTCCGCTCTTCGAACGATGCAGATCCCACGCGGCTGAGCAGCGCGTAGTTCATCTGCAGGCCGGACGGCCGCATGCCCAGCGCCGCGAGGATGCCTGTCTCTGGCTGCAGTTGCGCCAGATCTGCATCGCTCAGTGCCGCCGCGAGATCACGGTACGGCGCCTCGATGAGCCTGCGGGTCGCAATGACCCGCGGGGTGCGGTCGGGCGGGGTCCAGTTCGGCGGCTGGACTGCGGACGTCCCGGCTGCCGGCAGTCCGAACACGTCTTCCAGCGCGGTGATGGCGATGGTGCCCCTCGTGAGGGTGCCATAGTCGATCTTTCCGGCGCGTAGGACGATCAGTTCGATCCCGCGCTTCCGGCTGCGAACGCAGAACACGTCGCCGGGGTTCAGCGCATAGGCGCGCCGATCGAGCCGCAACTGGAGCTTGCGGATAGCCGACGTCGACACGTTGCAGTCGCGCGCCGCCACCCTGCCGGCCAACTCGCCGGTCGGTAGGCCCGGATACTCCTTCGTCGTAGTGATCACGCCGCCGGCCGCGCGGATCGCGCCGGCATTCTTCGCACGGGCACGCCGGTCGGTGTTGGTGATCGGGTCGTGCCACACGACGACGAACTGGTTCGCCGTGCCGTCGAGCGATGTGATGCTGTCTTCGTCGATCCCGAGCAGCCCGCTGTCCTCATCGAATACGGGCAGCGTCGCGACGTCGTAGTCGTCACGGATCAGCCGCAGCGTCCAGAGTCCGGTCGAGCGGGAAAGGAACTGAGTGGCGCCAATGTGATCGAGGACGGTCTGCTCGAAGTTGTCCAACTCGTCTGCCACGCGAAACTTGAGGCACAGACCAAAGCCCTCGGCGAACAACGTATCTGCGGCCGTGCGATACGAGGCCTGGTCCAGCAGGCCGCGATCTTTGCCGCGGCCCCAGTCGCGGTTGGTCTGGCATTCGAACAAGATGTGGGCGGGGTTCATCGCCTTGACCTCGCCGCCGGCAAGGCTGATCACGGCCTTCTCGGGATACCAAACTCCACCGTCCCATCCGTTCAGCGCGCGCCGCCACCGGCTCATCCAGGCTTTCGGGTACTTGTTCATCGCGCAGAGTTGCCCGTCGAAGAAAGCAGTGGTGACGCCACGGAACGCGGGCACCAGGCCACCTACCATCGCCGCCAAGCGAGGATTCACGGATTGGTCCGGGGCGCCGAACATGACGTCTAGCGGCCCGGCGATGCCACCCTCCGCCTTGTCCCCACCGAACAACTCACCGGCCTGGATCTGGATGGTCTGGTTGCTCTTGACCGACCCCTTCCAAGCGGTACGGTCGCCGGCCTTGATCTCGACCATCTCGTCAAGCGGGCCTCTCGCAAACCCCATGAGAATACCCATGTAGTAACGCCAGCCCATCGTTTGCGCTTTGCTACGGCCGCCCATTTCCCGCCTCCGCACGAGCGTGGTTGACAAGGCGTAGGGCCAGCTCGTCGCCGGTAGCTTCCAGCACCGATGCTGGCACTCCCTCGGCAACGAACCGGTGCCAGTCCAGGCCGTGGGCGTTGAACCAGGCCCTCGCACCGGATACGCAGTAGCCCGGTCGGCTGGTCAGCCCTGGCACACTGCGCAGATGCGCTGTTGTGATGATCAGATCCGTCACTTCTTCGACCCTTTCGATTTGACTGCCTTCATCCGCTCGTTACCGGTACCGAGGACGATCCAGTCCTCGATCCACACATCGCCGAAGATCACGTAGTGGCCAGTGCCGTCTTCGGTCTGAGGCAGATCTTCGGAAGTCAGCGCCTCCGGTTTCGGCTTCGGCGCTTTCGCAGAAGTAGCGCTGCTGATCAAATACGACGCGACCAGAATCGCGATTTGCACCCACATGGATGACTCCTACCACCAGGGATCGCCGTCGAACGGCGACTTGCCCGGAAGGAATGGCACTGCACCGCAGTTCGCTGTGTTGTTGAACTTGTCGTTGCAGGTTTGGATGAGCTGATCACATCCGGGGAACGCGACAGCCCGAGTACCAGGAGCCAACAGCGAGGTGCCACCCACCAGGACCAGGCGGTTGCCGGTGTGCTGCTGGATACCACGCTGCTCGATCACTCCCTGGCCGCTGTCCCACTCGACGTAGCCTCCGCGGAACCAAGCATCGGGGTAGCCGCCGATCGCGTTGCCGGCCCCCGTCACGCTGTTGCCATCACGCAACTCGACGGTGAACGGCACGCGGTATTGCTCGCGGTCTGCCCGGCAGTTGTGATCGAACACCGTGTAAGGGCACTCACGTCCCCATGCGAGGCTGATCGATGTACGCGGTTCTGTTCCGAGCAGCCGGCACTTGATCTGCACCCGGCTGTCGGCCGGCCAGTTCACCTCGTCGATCCTGCCCATCCACACCACAAGCCCCTGCGGTTCGTTCCAGTGGATGTCCCAGACGGTCAATGTTGGAGCCTTCGATGGCCGAGCGCCCCGGTACAGCTGCGCGACTTCCAAGTCGCTCGGGCCAGTAACCGTCATGATGTCGGCGCTGACCTGGCCGGTCATGCGCCGTCCATCATCGCTCACAGGCCGCGCCCGAAAGGTCATGTTGTTGAACTCGATGTCTCGATTCGCTGTTGTGTAGGTCCAACGGATCGGGCCGAGGCGGAAGTCGTACAAGCTGATCGCCTGGCCATCGGCGAGCGACCGCTCGCGATCACTGAAGCTCATCGCGTACTCCTCGGAACACCGTGCTGGCTGTGCTGATGCCGTCGGTGTCGGTTTCGTGGGTGATCTGCACGCTGTCGCTGTCTTGCCGGCAGAGGGTCATGAACGAGATGCGCGCAACGTCGCTCGGCCGGACAACTGTGCCGAGCGCGCTGTCGATCGCCATGCGCTCGACGTCGACGTTCAGCTCACTGACGTCGAGGATGCGCCGATGGAAGACCTGCCCGCCGTACAGCTCGATGCGGATATCACGCCGGCCGGGCGCATCAGCCCTGAAGAACCTCGCCAGGCCAACCAGCTCGACATCGAGGACGGAACTGGTCGCGGCCACTGTGTCGACCAGCACCAGGTCGGCGGCATGGGTCGGAATCCAGATCGCTTTCTGTCGGCCGCGCAGGGCGTACAGCAGGCTGCGCAGCGCCGCGTGCTCCTCTCGGCCCTCGGTCTGCCAGCGGAAGCCATGCACCGGGAAACCGACCCCAGCTTGGTCGGCGAATTGCGGCAGGCCAGTTTCGTTGTCCAGGACATCGAGCAGGCGCTGATACGACAGGGACAAGTCTTCTGACTCTTCGGGCCGACGATCGAGGACAGGCCAGCCCCGGTACGTTGCCGTCGGCATGACCTCCAGCCAGTCGCTGCTGTCCATCACCAGGAACCGCGCTTGTGCGCTGTAGAGGGTGTCGGTCAGCCGAGTCAGCGCCGGTTGCTCCGTCAGCTGTGCGGTGCGAATGGGGTACAAGCGGGAGCCGGCCGGCCAGCGCCGCTGAACCGGGCGCGCAAGCTGAATGGCCGACGCCGCCAGGTCCTGGATCTCCACGACCTCGTACTCGAATGCTGACTCACCGCGCAGCAGCGCAAGGCCCCCAGCACGAAAATCCCGCCAGCGGGTGTCGCACTCGACCGTTTGTGCGCCGGCCACGGTGACGCTTGCCAGCAGCTGGATGTCCGGCCACACCGGCAGCGCCCATATCCGTCCGCCCCAGCCGGCCAAGCTGAGATCGAGGAGCACTCGCTCGCGCCCCTCTGCGTAGAACTCGGCTTCGAATGAACGCCGGGGTGACAGGCGCAGCGATCGCCGTTGCTCGACTCCCGACGTACTGGTCAGCAGCTCGGTCAGCCACTCCAGCGACTCTTGAACACCTTCAGCCCAGTCCGGCGCGAACGTCCAGGCGATGATCCGGTTTCCGGTAATGACCAGGATCAACGGCTGTTCGTCCTGCAGTTGCCAGACGATGCGCGCGTCCACTACCGGCGGTCCATCCGTCGACACGGCCACAGTCCAGATGCGCTCCTGCAGCGCCGCGAACGGCAACGGCGGAGACGGCTGGCCGGCCAGGCTGATGCCATCGGCGGCGTCGCGATCGATCCGCGACAGGGTGCGGGGCGTGAAGTGGGCGTTCCAGACCGAGACTGGGCGCTCCTGTACGCTCACGACGTTCCCCAGATCCAATCGGCCAGGGATCAGCCAGATGCGGTTGTAGAAGTTCTCGGCCAGGTCGGACTGGTGAACTGCCGAGTACGCCGAGTGAATGACGTCAACCGGCTGGTGTGCCCCATAGCTGCCAGCCAAGGTCGAGGCGCTGGCCGAGCCCAGGGTGATGTCCTGGTTCATGTCCAGAGTGGAGATGTTTGGCGTGATGCCGGCAACGATCCCCTCCACAGGCTTCGGCACCTGGAACCCCGGAAACGTCGCCATTACTCGACCACCCGGAATGCATACCCGACCAGCGCGCTGGTGTTGCCGAAATCGTTTGCTGTTCCGCGCTGCAGCAAAGGGAAGACGCGCCAGGTGTCGGTTCCGATCGTGATCGAGTCCCCAGGCGCGAGGAAGTCCATCCGGCACAGACCGAAATCAGGCGCTTCGCCGATGTACCTCGAACGCTGCTGAGCGCCGAACGCATAAATTGCACACGGCACAACGTTGGTCGAGCTGTTCAGCTCGTTGGCGCTCGCGTCGATCAGCCCCACGTCGGGATGGTACTGACTGCTGTAGTTTCCGCGACCGGGGCCGACGACGCGCCGGGAGACGTTCGTTGTGTAGTCGAACGGCAGCCACTCCGGCGAAGGGCCGCCGTCAAGGCTGTCCAGCCGCAGCACGCTGCCGCCGCCACTGTACCGAATGTGGTAGCCATCGAAGGGGTGTGACGACCAATTGTTTGTCAGCGCTTGGCCAGGGGTATAGATGAACGAGCCGCAGACATACTGACCGCCTACATATCCCACACTGCGCTTATTGAGCGAACCGACCAACACAGGCCGGAACTGTCCGGCAGCGATCTCCACATGCAGGTGCAAGTAGGCTGCTGTGCCAAACAGGTGGTAGCGCGAGTACGGCCCGGCACTGAGCTGGGCCTCGGTTGGCCCAGTCGACGAATAAGGAGTGTTCTGTACTGAATTGCCCGGCTGCGCGTTCCACGCCTTGGAGTTGTCGAACCCTGTATTTCCGGTGAGTAGCCATTGATTGGTGCCGGCGTTGAATGACCAGTAGCCGTCGGCGTTGTGGCAGAGCCACTCTGATGCTGATGCACGATCGGTGACCCAGCCCAGGGTTTCAGCGTGGGCGCGGAGCTTGCCCAGCAGATCCGACGGGTTGTTCGCTGTTCCGGTGAAGTAGGCCATGTTCAGTCCGCCCTAATTGCGAAGAGCCAGGGATTGCCAGACCGCCACGCCGTCTGGAAAACAACGTGATCGACTCCGTTCTCGGTGATGACGTCTTCGGCGCCGGAGTTGAGCGTTGGCACGTAGAAGGCACCGTCGAAGTCACCGAGGTACCGGCGTCCCTCTGTTTCTCGGGTCACGAACGACAGCGCCTTCAGGGGGAACTTGCTGAAAGAGTCTCGGAGCTGGTTGATCACGCTTTCGCCACCGCTGCCGGTGTAGCGACCGCAACCGAGCGGCAGAAGGGTCCGATTGTTGTAGTCGGACTCGTTGTTGCTGTTCGATGCGACGGTGAAACCCAGCCAGCGGCCCGCCGGGTCGCGGACATAACAGCTGCGCTCCAACGGGCTGCTGATGCCCCGATGACGGTCGCTCACGTCGGACCAGCGGGCGGCGACGTCTCCGCGATACGACCCCACGACAGCCAGCGGATACGGGAACTGCGACGGCGGGCACGGCGGTAGGATGAAGCCAGCGCCGGCCGACTCGTAGATCGTCGAGACTTTCACGACGACCCAGAAGCGTCGGCCGTTGGCGAAGAACCAGTAGGGCATCGGCTGGTTCCAGCCCAGCAGTTGCACCCGCGGGCTGTAGTTGACGAACGCCGTCCAGAAGTCGCCACCCGGCGGCAGCGCGCCAGGATTGAACGCGGTACCGCCCATCAGCCGGACGTTGTAGTAGTCGAGCGCGGTGTCGCCGTAGGACTGGACGCCCATGAAGATGCTGTCTTCGCCGCCGAGGCCAGGAGCACGCAGGGTCACTTGGCGAATCGCGATCGCCGTCCCGGATGCGGGAATGGTGTTGTCGAAAACCTTCTCGTAGGCCTGGCCGGCTGCGACGAGCGTCGGGTGGGCGGTGAGGAACTGGACGAGTCGCTCGACCAGGTCGGCGTGATCAGCGGCTGTGCCGAATTCGGTGGCCATCAGTTGATTCCCAGTAGTTGTCGTGCTCGTTGAGGATCGCGGCTTAGTGTCAGCCAGAAGTTTTCCTGCCCAGCCTTACTCCAGGCGCCATCGACGATCCGTTGCGGATCGTCATAGACGTGGAGGTTCACGCTGTTTTTCAGGGTGGTACCGAGGTTTTTCGCAGGCTCTTGTAGGCGCGAAGCAGCCAGGCCCGGAGCAGGCATTGCGGGTGCGGGAATGCTGGCTATGCCGCCCGTCGCGTGCCGCACAGCGCCGGACCAGTCATGTAGCGCCGCCCAACCACGCTTGTTGATGTCCAGGAGCAGCGGGGTCATGCCCGGCTGGGTTGCGGCCGCGGCCCTGATGACGACTTCCTGATCCGAAAGCCAGGCTGGGATGCTGTCGCTTGTTGGAGTCCCAGGGCCGCGGACCTGGCCGCCCTCGGCGAACCCGAACATGCTTGTGATCGAGGACCACCACCCGCCACTACCGGCAGCCGCACCTGCCGCACCGGCACCACTGGCAGCGGCACCTGCTCCCTTTACCCCATTCGCCAGCGCAAGACTCCCGGCGGCACTCTGTAGAGCAGCTGCGCCAGTAACCAGCGTTCCTCCGGCCGCAGCCAGAGCCCCCGCAGCCGATGTCACGGCCGCGGCTCCCGTTACCATGCTGGTGTCTTGCTCACCTTGGCCGAACAGACTCATGAGCCCTGCTGTAGCCTTCTGGGCCAGCTGCTGCGCGGCAACGTCGGCCAGCGATCGGCTAACCGCCTGCAGGAACGAAACTGCGGCCTCCTGCAGCGACAGGGTGCCATCGGCGAGACCGCGCAGCGCATCCTGCATGCCGTTCTCGATACCGGATCGCAGAGCCAAAGTGAGCTGGTCGGCGGCCACGCGGGTGTTTTCGAGCTGCTGGCGGAGATCCTTCACGCGCTCGATCGCTGCCGGATCGCCAGTTGCCTTGGCCAGCTCTTCCATGCGAGGCACAAGTTGCTCTACCTCGTCGGCGGTGGACCGATGCAGGTCTAGCAGTTGCTGCCGCGCGGCCAGTTCGCTGACGAGACCGGCCTGCTGGGCGGCCTGAATACTCGACTCCTGCCGAGACTGCTCGCCGAAGATCCGGTCGACCTGGTCCTGGAGCTGCTGCAGCTCAGCCTTGGCCTTCTCGATTCCCATCAGCTTGCTGACCAGGCCGGCGCCTTCGGTGTCACCCGTGGCGAGCAGACGCTTCTGCAGGTCGCCGTACTTCTTCTCGATCTCGGCGCCGGCCGCTTCGACGGTTTGGCCGGTGGCCCGAAGGTAGTCCAGGTTGAGTTGCTTCAGGGTTGTGGCGTCTTTCTTTGCCTGTTCGTCGGCCTTCTTCTGCTTTTCTGCCGCATCCAGGGTCGCCCAGGCGGCGCGAGCGCGGGCTTCCAGGGCTCCTGTCAGATTGCGTTGGTCAAGCTCGTACTCACGCAACGCAGCCCGGCCCTTGCCGTAGGTCGCCGCTTCCTTCTCCAACTGCTTGACCCAGTCTTCGTTCTGTTTGGCCAGGCGCGCAGCGGCCTTGTCTTCGCCGCCTGATGGCGTGAAGGGTGTCTTGGTGGTGGGGCCTGTACCGGTGACCGTAGTCGCGGGTAGCGCCGCGACCTGGCCGGCACCGTTCAGCACCGCGTCACGCTGGTCCTGCCATTGCTGGATCTGCGCTTGTGCCTTGCTGAGTGCTTCTTCGTATCGCTGGATGCGCTTCTGGTCGTTCTTCTCGTAGGCATCGTCAAGCGCGGACTGGACCCGCGCCATGTACTCGGTTTCACGAGCGATGGCATCGTCCAAGCGGGGTACGTCATCACCGGCGGGACCGTTCACGCGCGCCGCAATCTCCTCCGCGACGAACTTGGTGACGTTGACGACGCCCGCAGCCCCCTTGGCCGCATAACCGATGGCAGTACCCAGGCCCTTGATCAGGAGATTCAGGCCCTCCACCACCGCCGGATCTTTCAGCACATCACGCAGATCTCGCACGGCCTGAGTGAAGGTGTCGATGAACCCCGACTCGCCAGCCTGGATCTTCAGGTCAGTGAATGCGTTCTCCAAACGGTTGAGTTCGGCCTGCAAGCCGGTGGCCGCTTTCTGTGAGGCTGGCCCATAAGCCTCCTGCAGGGCAGCGCCGAACCGCGGCAGAAACTCGGCCGCCGGGATCATGCCCTTTTCCAGCCACTCGCTGAGCTGCTTGGTGTTGGTGTCCAGAGCCTTGGCGGCAAGCGAGAACGCGCCGGGAACGCGCTGGCCGAGTTGCAGAACTAGCTCCTGGGTCTGGACCTTGCCCTTGCTGACCATCTGCTCCAGGGCGAGCAGGATGCCGTTGGTTTCCTGGCGGGTGAGGTGCAGCGCAGTGGTGGCCGAGGCGACGCCTTCGAAGATCGTGCGCAGGGAACCGCCTAGCTCTGGGGTTTCTTTCGCGGCCGCCACCAGGCGGGAATAGGCCTGGCTGGTGTTGAGCAGCTCCAAGCCGAGGCGTTCGGAGACCTCGCGGACGTACTCCAACTCCTGCCTCGCCTTCGCCGCCGACCCCGTAGCTGCCTCCATGGTGTACAACGCCTGCTGCCACTGCAGGTTGGTGTTGACGACTTCCTTGGAGAAGGACGCTACGCCGTACCCAGCTACGCCTGCCACCAACAGGCCCTGCACTCGACGGATAGCCGCTCCCATGCTATTGAGAGCCACGGTAGAGGTCCTGGCATCGTTGCCAATGCCATTGAGGACATCACGCCGCGCTCGGATTCTGTCCAAGGCGCTTGCGTACGCCGTAGCCTCAATACGACCAGCACGAAAGTGCTCGGTGAGCTGTCGTTCCTGGTCCGCCAATTGAGCGAGGGAGCGGTAAGTTGGATCAATAGCCCCGAGAAGCTTGCGGGCTGCCGCTTCCTGCCGAGAGGTCTCAGCAGCAGCGGCGGCTGCAGCTTCCGCCGCGCGCTTTTCCGCAGCGACCTGCTGGACACGGGCGCGCTCGGCGTTGTGGAAGGTGTTCATGGCGTTGGACTGCGCCTGAGCGCTATCCCTCCAAGCGGTGTTTCCTGCCTGGACAGCGGTATTCAGTCGCTGGGTGCTATCTGCCGCCTCATCTTGCGCAGACTTTTGCTGCAGCGATGCCGCGACCATTGCCTTGATTCGAGCAGCTTGTTGCTCTGCGGATTCGCCGACTTGGGTGATCTGACGGGATGCGTCGCCTGCGCGTTTACCTGTGGAGTCCAGGGATTGGCCAAGCCTGTCGACGGAGGCCTGGGCCTGATCGACGGCCCCGGTGGCCCCGACCTTCTGCAGATCCTTGCTGGCCTCGGACGCTTTGTCACTCACGCCATCCAGTGAGTGGCCGAGCTTGTCGATGGGCGCCTGGGCCTGATCAACGCCCCCGGTAGTCCCGACCTTCTGTAGGCCCTTGCCGGCCTCGGACGCCTTGGCACTCACACCATCCAGCGAGTGGCCGAGCTTGTCGATGGCCCCTTGGGCCTGGTCGACGGCGCCGGTAGCACCGACTTTCTGCAGGCCCGTGCCGGCCTCGGACGCCTTGCTACCGACATCCCTGATCGCGGCTGCCAAAGCTTCGACGGCAGCCTGGCCGTCTTTCATGTCGGCACGCAGCCGAAGGGCGATTTCGAGATCTCGATTTGCCATTTGCGAATCACATTCGGAGGAAGTACCCGAATGGTCGCGCGCGCAAGCAGTGAGGTCTTTTGGAAGACGCGAAAAAGCGGCCCGGAGGCCGCTTTCTATTTTAGAAGCTTCTGCAGGTGACGTTCAGCGTCCTGACCGCCCGCAAAAGCGAAGTTGACGTCGATCACCCGTTCAGCGCGTTCGCGCCGATGTCGTCGCTCCACCGCGTCGAGCTGCAGCAGGATTTGCCGACGAGTCATCTTGCCAATGTCGGCTACGGAGCCGTAGCCGGCGGCGACGAGGTAGTCGATGGCGTCTGACCAGCGTCCCGCTTCCTGGCCTGCTCGGCGATGGCCTGCGCCGTCAGCAGACGTTTCTCGGCGCAGCGCTTGCAGAAAGGGCCATTGACGATCCACCACCACCAGACCAGTTCATAGCCGTCGTCTGCACCAAGTCCGCGCATCCACTCCATATCGACCGAAGCGGCCTTGGCAATCAGATGAACCAGGACCGAGAAGTGATTACCCAGGAAAGAAGGAACCGCCTCGATGCCTGGCCAGGGCGCCCCCGCTTTCGCTTGCTCCTCAAGGTCGACCAGGATCGGTTCCAACAGAGGGAGCAACTCCAGCGACTCGAAGAACCCATACTCGCGCATCACCACGTCCCGGCCTGCAATGATTATCGTGCGGTCGGGGTTGATGACAGACAGGTCCTCTGCACCAGTGGCAGATTTCTTCCTGGTTACCTTCCGCGCCATGGTCAGGCCGCCTTCTTCTCGATGTATCGGCCATATCCACCGAGCATCGGATCACCGGCATTCAGCGGGTCATACAGGACACTGCCGGTCAACGGCAGATTGCCGTATTCCTCATGGATCATTGCCAGAGTTCCGACCGGGTTGAACTTGCAGCGGAACAAGTCGACCAAGACCGGCTTGCCGGTTTCGGTGTCGATGCCGTCCAGGAATAGCCAGCGCTCCGGAGGCCGTTGGGTGAACATCGTCAGCGCCACAGCTTCCTCGGACTCATAGGCGGCGCTTACCGCAGATGCTTGGGCAGTCAGGAACTCGATCAGACCGGCCGTGGCAGATTCGATCTTGTAGTCGGTTCCTGCGACGAGCGGAGTGCTCGACTGGGTGAGCACCAGATCGCTGATGAAGGGTTTTGCCAGGCGGAACACATCACCAACCGCAATCGGCGTGGGAAGCGCCTCGCCAGTTACCGTCACGCCGGGAATGGCGACCTGCTGCGCGTACAGCCCCAGGATCAGGTTGGGCAGTAGCCATTCGTCGAGCGTCAGGTTAATCGTCGCGGTCTTTCCACGGTCGAGCTGGCCGTACTGCAGGCGATTACCGCTGAAGCTCTCGGTCACGTTGGTGGTTTCGGTGGCCAACTGCAGTTCACAGGTCGGGGCATTGCCCACCCAGGTCTGCTTCAACGCCTTGCCTTGAGCACTGCGCTCAGCCATCCAGATCTTGCCTTGGAGAGAAATCAGAGACATGAGGGGTTACTCCTTCGCCTTGCCGGCGGCAGCGGCCTGATCGGCCGGCGCAGCAATGCGCTTGTGGCGGATCAACCATTCTTTCTCGATGCTGGTGACACTGATCTCGTCACCCGTCTTGCACTTCTGTTCACCATGGATGTGATCAGCGATCAGAATGACCTTCTCCCGCTTCACTTCAGCGGTATCGGCGACTTGCTTGGTGCTCATGGGTCTCTCCCGATGGCGTGTTGAGTGGAATAGATCTCGCCCCAGAGGAGCGTGGTGTCGTCAGAGTCCAGCACCTTGCCGGTAACGAACTGGGTTCCCCTGGCCAAGGGCAAACTGGGTACCCAGCCCACCATCGCGCCGCGAACCTGGTCGAGAATCGACTGGAGATCGTCGGCCGCATCGGCCAACTGGTCGTATCGGTAGCTGCGGACGGCCAGCACAACGCCGAACAGCGCGCCGACGCGCTGCCGGGTAGGCCCACCGCTATTGCCGGTTGGTCGCGGCTCACCGCTTTCCTCAGCGAGCAGCACATAGGCGGCCGGCGTTGGATAGTCCCGCAGCGCCTTAACTGCTCCGAAGTCCGCTGCCGTGCCGATCAGTCGCAACGCCGGCACCGTAGCGGTGAGGCGCTCGATGACCAGACGGTGATCGAAAGGAGCGTTGCTCACCGGAAGCTCCTCAGCTGCTGGCGATTGAATACGTTCTCGTCGGCATCGAAGCGAACATCGGCCAACATGGGATTGTTGGCGATCGGATCCTCGGCGCCGAGACTGAACGTGCCGTCGGCGACCATCTGCAGGAACTTCAAGGCATCCTTGTAGTTGCGCAGGATGGCGTCCTTGTCGTCTGAGATTCGGTCCTTGTGCAGTAGGTAGCGACCGATGTCGCGCACCCAGCCGGTAACCAGGCCAGGCACCGGACTCAGCGGCAGGCCGTAGCCTCGCTTGGCCAGGTAACCATTGACGATGCTTTCGGCCTCGGTCATGGCCTCGGTGATTCGCTCCAGGACGAGATCAACCCCCGCCACCTGCTCCGGCGTCCAGGCACTCAGATCTCCACCACGCAACGCGGCATCGAGGAGCGCGGAATCGACGATCTTCAGGTGCTGGGCGGTGGCGACTTGAGCCAGCTCCTTTGCACCAGGACGTTCGGCGAGGTGGACGAGAGTGATGTAGTCCATGGTCAGCTCACATCCTTCAGTGCAAACGAGCAGTGCTCGACGACCAGATTCGGATCATTGAGCAGTGCATCGACCTGGGCGTCGCTCAACAGCGAGAGTGCAATGCCGTGGCCTTCTCGCGTGAAACGATGGCCACAGCGCCGGAAGCTATCCGGTACGGAACGGACGAACAGTGCTTCTACCTCGTCCTCACCTGCCGCTCCCTTGGCGCTGGCCATTGGCTGCAGAGCCGCGTCAGGCGACGGAGCAGCGTCTCCGCTCTGCTGGCCGAGCTGGGCATCCTGAGCAATGGTCTCCCCTGGCTGCTCCACAACCTGGGGACCGGCGGAAACCCCAGGCGGAGAAGTGAAATCACCAGTAGACAGGCCTGTGTCCGCGCTTACTGCTACGCCGGACCGCTCCTCGGGTTGATCTGCAGTTCTTTTCTTACCTGCCATTGCACACCTCCGTCAGGCCGCCAGCCACGGGGTGACAAGCACGTCCACCACGTCGCGGTTGATATTGGTGGCTCCAGCCGCATTGCGTTCGGCCTTGACCACTTCCAACGCCTGGCTGCGCAGCGATGGCGGAACGACCAGGAGCTTCGGTCGGATACCGAGTCGTTTGCCCTTATCTCCACGCAAACTCTGCATCGCCGCGTAGACATCGTTGAAGCTGCTCGCATCCAGCGCTTCCCTGGAGGAGTAGGCGAGCTGCCACAACCCGAAACCGGCATTCAAGCGCGCGTCAACGCCGTATACGTACTCCTTACGCATGAAGACGTTTTCGTCTTTCTCGGCGTCCATGGTCACGAAGTTGTAGTCCTTCCGCTTCTGTAGGATCAGCGGCTTCATGATTCGCGTGGTGTCGAGCAGGAACCACGGTGTGCCGCTGCCGCCCTGGAAGTTGCTGACGGAAACCTCGTTGCCAGCCGCGCTAGTTACCGGGTGGTCGGTGTCGAAGAAGTACTGGCCGTCGTAGCAGGTTTGAGTGAAACCACCACTGAGCAGCGCGTAGACGAGTTCCGCCGGGTGCATCGCGGAGTCCTGGCCCAATTGCCCCATCAAGGGGGTGAACAGCCCGTAGCTGTCGTCTTCGATGCTCTCGCGAGGAACACCTACGGTGTTCTCGAAGGTCTTGTTCTTGATGGTGTAGTCGTGCACGCCCAAGTTCTGGATCACTCGGTCGCCGAGCCATTCCCGGAACGCGGTCGAGTTACCGAGCCACCCATACTGCTCGGAGGCATTACCGGACGTCACGGTCAGCACGAACTGGTTGAAGTCAGGCTGAACACCTGCGAAGGCATTCTGGAACGCCGCGCGGTAACCGATGAAGAGGTTCCGCAGGTTTTGCTGGTTGATAATCATCTGAATGCTGCTCCTTAGATCTCTACCCAGACACCGCCGTCATCCACATCGCGGACGACGCCGGCAACCGAGCGGGTGTCAGTGGCAGAGGTCTTGGCGACCGTCTGATCGTCGACGATGAAGCACTCCTTGCCGATGTCGGCGCGGGTGATCTGGTCGGCCGAGGCACTGTTGGCGAGCTGGAATACACCCCGGCGGGTTTCGATACGCTTGGCGCCGGCGGCGCCACCGGTGTTGTCGACCTGCTCCTGGGCGATACCGCGCGCCGCAATGGTGGTCGACAGCGCTCCTGGTACGGCGTTGCCCGAAGCGTCGAGACACACCAGGCTGCCGGCAAAGATCTTGGCGTTGGCCGCCACCGGGTCGTTGAACTGCATGCCGTCGCGGCGTGGGGTGTTGCGGTCTTTGGTCAGGGCCATGATGCTCAGGCCTCCTTCGCGGCCTTGAAGGCCTCAATGGTGATACCCATGGCCGTGCATACGGCCAGTTCGTCGGCCGTCAGCCCGGTTTTCTCGTCCGGTACCGGCGGCTGGCCCCGAGTCTGCGAGCCGGACAGTGCAGCGATCGGCTGTGCAGCGGAAAGGTACGCAGTAAGAGAGGCACGGTTTTCCTTGCCCAACTCCCGAGCCCACTTTTCCATGCTCTTGTGCAGCCGGCCGTCTTCCAGTGCAGTCGCGATCTCGGCATCCAGTTCCTTCTCGTCGCGTTGGCCGAGTCGGATGGTCAGCGCCGCGATCTCGCTCTTCAGCTCATCGACGACGGTAACGGGAACATGCTTGGCCGGATCTACTGCGGTCGCTGCCTTGGCTTTCAGCCCAGTGCAGGCTGCAAGCATGGCGCTGCAGGCAGCAGTGTCGTCGAGGCCCAGCTGCTTGCGCATCGAGGCCAGGTCAGTGGTATGGGCGGAGAGCGCGGCGATGGCCTGCTCCTCGGTGGTGTTCTCGGCCAGGCCGAGTGCGGCAAGCACCGCTTTCAGCAGTGGATTCACGAGCGGTTCCTCGTTGGATGGATCGATGGTCAGTTGGAAAGTGGCTGCAGCGCGCTCGCTTAGGGCTTGCATGCCGTCGATAGCCGGGTTGTTGGTGAGCGCTCCCATCTGAAGGTCCAGGACGTCACCCGTCACGGGGTCGAACAGGAAGACAGGGCTGAAATAGCGATACTCGCCATCGGTGATGTACTGCTTTGCACGGGCGGTTAGCTCGACTTGGGCGAACAAGCCCTGGCCCTCACGCCACTCCAGGGCGCGGAAGAAGCCAGCAGCGGGTGCCGGCTGCCCGTTTTCCTCTTTCCACAGGGTCTGGTGCTCGTAGTCGAGCACCGGAGGCGTTTTCTTTGCCGCGAACCGCTGCACGACAGCCGCTGCCAACGCAGCGTCAATATTCCAGGCGGGGACTTTCATTTCCCGGTTGTCGCGCGGCTTGAACTGCCCGGCCGGGGTTACCTGCAGGGTGATGAGATTGCCCTCGGTCGGCGCCTGTATATCGAAGCTGCAGGCGGCGAGAGCTATGGCGGCGAGAAGGGGCTTCGTTTTCATGGCGCCACTCTGTGCGCCAGACACTTAAGCTGTCTTTTGGAAGGGGCGAAAATCGTGCGAAGCGGAAATTCTGGTGGCTCAGGCAATTTCTACCTGAGCCACTAAGAGGAACCCTCTTCAAATCGATTTATAAACGCCGTTGCTGCGCCGATCCGCATTGGAGTGGAACCACGGCAGCCAAATGAACCATGAAAGGCCTTCTTGGCGCGCTCAGGAGCTTTCCCCGGAAAGCGCTCGATCGAGGTGCTTCTGTGCGATCGCTAGCAGCTCGTCATCGTCGCGGTTGCTGGTGCCTAGCCACGGCCGAGCCGGGATCTTGATAGTGTAGGGACCGAGGGACACCCACTGAGAGAAGTTCGCCCGACGTCTGTTCACGAACTGGGGGCTGACCTCGTTGGTCTTGGCGTCATGCCGGAAATACGCTTGCTGGCTGCGAGCCGCAATCTGTATTTCACCACCGAATTGATGAATCGCTGCATAGGCACGGTTGGACCCGACCGCCAGTTCGTCGTCGCTGGCCTGATATCGGATGGTGTTTTTCAGATAGCCATCGAGCACCAAGATCTTGTCCTGGTTCTTCCGCTTTCGCCGCTGATAGGTCGGGGATAACGCCTGCCAAGGCGTACCGTCAGGTGCGCTCTGGCTCTCGAAGCGTTCGTCCAGGGCAATGAGCATGTACTCGCCCATATCACGGAACATCGGGGCCGGGGAGCGCATGAGATCAGCGGCTGCCCTCAGCGCCTCAAGTACCTTCTCACTGCTGTATTCAAGGGTTACTCCAGCCACGTCACGTCTCCTGGTACAGCCGAACACCTTGGCGATATGGTGCCAGCGGTTGCTGCCCTGGCTGGACGACCGCGGCGCTCGCCGCCCAGCCGTTGGCGTCCAGCTCGACAACAACCTGGACGGGAGCCGCTTCGCCGCTTACCTGCAGGCTGGCCAGGTAACGTCGACGGACCACAGCCTTTTTCAGAGATTCGACCCAATCCAGCCGTACCCATATCTCTGCCGGACGCCGCAGTGCTTCAGCCGCCAGCATCAACCACTTCTTCGACATGCCGGATTCCGCTACTAGCAGATCACCGCCGGCTCGGCTGACAAACATCTCGCGCCCCACCACTACGCGCTGACCGACTACATCCTGGAAGACGGCCGGCTTATCCAGGGTCGCGCCGAACGGCCGCAGGAAGCGTTTGATCGCGTCGGCATCGAGCATGTCCTGGTCCAGCAACTGGTTGGTCGGAACAGGACGAGGCGCAGGTAGCGGGTCAGAAGCCGGAGTGCTTGGTAGACCGGCCGGAGGCGTAGGCCCGCCATTGCGAGGCTGAGGCACCGCAGTGTCCAGTCTGGCTTGGCCCGGCATGTACTCGAAGCCGGGATCAATGCCTTCTGGTACTTCGACCACTCGCGGCCCGTCTGGGCTGTTCTGGCCGATGGTCCGGGCCTGCCACACAATCGGTGGTGCCTCGTCCGGGCCATCCTTGCCCATACGGCGTAGGTCATCCTCGCTGAGCGCGCGCACGCTGCACTGGCATCCCCAGGCATTGATCGGGAAATGGTATTGCCACCAAGGATCGTCCCAACGCAGGACCAGGCCATTCCAGGACTCATGCTTCGGTCTCGGATGCTCAACAGCATCGCTGTGCAGGTATTGCCAGTAAGGACGTTCCTCGCGCACAGCCATGAGCTGCTCCAGGCGACCGGCCATGTAGCTGCTGCGCATGTTGGTCTCGTAGATCACTCGACTGCGCCAGTTGCGCCCGCCCCGGTAGCTCCAGCCGTACTTGGCGACGATACGGTCGAAGTCACGGCGGAACTCCTCCAGCGTAGTGCCATCGGCTATTGCCTTCTCCACTGCCTGACGGAAGTCCTGCACCAGGTCGTCGCGGTTGGCGCCGGCGACGACGAAGGCATAGTCATGCTCGCGGGTGTAGATGTCCGTCCAGGCGTTGGTCGGCAGATTGAGCTTGCGCCGGAAGAACTGGTTCTGCTCGGCGAAAGGCAGTGAGGTTGCTCTAAGCGCCACCGGCCACCTCCTGCAGGATCTCGACTCGCCCCTGTAGCGCCGCAGCGGCCAGGGCCTGCGCCATCGCATCCGCGTACTGTTCCAGGGTCATGTCCGGAAGCAGTTGCTCCAGGCCATCACGGATTTCATCCAGGCTGGATGCACTCTGCACCAGCGCACGGACTTGGTCGATCCATCGGTCGGTGGTCGGGCGGAGCGCGTCATCCAACTGCTGGTCGGCGGTCTTCGGCGGAGGTGTCTCAGCGGTGGCCACCGCTTTTCCCAAGGCACGTGTGGGTACCTGCGCCGGCGGTACGACCGGCTCGGTCACGGTCGCGAGCACTTCCTCGCCCTCGGCTGGCTCCGGGATTGCCAGGCGCTGTTGCGCCCAACTGCGAGGGATCTGCATCCCGAGCTTCACCAATGGTGGAAGAGCTGTGGCGTAGGCGCTGAGGTCTTCGGCCTCCTGGACGTCGAAGACCAGCCGGGGACAGCGTGCCCAACTGTCGACAAGGCCATTCAGGACGGCAATCGGGTAGACCAGGTCACGACTGAGTGTTTTCGCCAACAGTTTCGCGTCGGCGTCCCGCAAGTCCTTGCGTACCTCGTTGTGGACATTGCCCAGGGCGTTGGTGGAGGTCTTTCCATCTGCTTGGCTGGTCAACGTGCCACCGAGGATGGCTTTTGACTGAGTTCGTTCGCACCACTCGATCATCAACTGGAACGCGGCCGGATCGCCCTGGGCTGCGTTCAGAAAATCCAGCTCCATGCCAAGAGGGATGATCCCGGCAGCGTTGTGCCCAAGTGCGGCCAGGGCGCGCAGCAGTGTGAGCTTCTCTTTCTCGGTGGCACCGGTCGGGTATTTACCGACCCGCATGGGGATGCCGTAGATCTCCAGGAACTCGGCCAGGTCGCCTACCGAGTAGTTCTTGAACAGGTAGGGCCAGACCAGGACACGGAACAGAGCCGAGCGCTCCAGATAACCGCTCTTGGACTTGTGAACGTGCGTGATCCAACCGAAGGGTTGCAACGGCGTCCCTCCCGACGGACCACGCAACCGGATCTCTTGCCGAACGCCTCGCGGTAGTTGGAACCATGACTGGGGGCGATGGATGATCGCCTTGGGGAGCCAGTTACCATCAACGCGTTGCCAGCCGTCGAACTCCTGGCAGGCGAAGCCCTTGCCGATGGCGTCGGTGGTATCGAAGATTACCTCTTCAAAGTCGTCCAGACCTTGCATGAGGTTGTACAAGGCCGCCGCAGCTTCCTTCTCCTTAGCTGTTGCGTTGTCGGGTGGAACGATGTCCCAGTCCAACTGAGCCACCGCGCGGCGCCGCTTGGACATCTCGGCGTGGATATGGCCATCCTTCTCCTCCATATCTTCGAACAGCTCATATTGGGCGACGATGTCACCTTGCTCGGCGGAGTCGAGGAGCGAGGCAAGCCTTGAAGGCGTGAGTCCACGAGATGGGTGACCAGCGACCTCATGGTGCAGACTGGTCAGTTGGGCGGTCTGGGGCTCACGGATCTCGTTCAGGCGCAGCGGCTGGCCGTCGGGGCCGAGAATCCGGGTCATAGTCACCATGCTGAAGGCTCCGGTAGCTCGATATCGTTGTTGTGGTCCTGGACGTTGTCGAAGCCGCGGCTATGGCGTGGCAGCGCCGTGAAGGCGATCTCGCCACCCTCCATGTAGCTGGCTCGGACGGCCATGACCAAGGAAATGGCGGCGTCCCCGTGACGCTTGCCCTTGCCGCTGGCTGACTCCAAGTCCTTGGTGCGGCCTTTGTCGATGACAGGGATGCCTTTCTCGACCTTGATCGAGAGCAGGTCATCCAGCTCGGTCTGGTGCCGCGGGATCTCCAGGTTGAATGCCTCGAATTCGCCCTTGAGCTTCGGCATCCAGGTGGCGTACCAGGCCAGGTTGAGCTGCACCTGGTCGACCATCCCGGCGCCGTACTTCAGCGCAGCCTGCTCGGCCAGGTAGCCGCCGTTGCCGGTGGCGTCGAAGGCCAGTCCACTGAGTCGCGGCAGGCGATCGCAGATGAAGCGCATGATGTCGCGCTGAGCTTCGTAGGTGAGGTTCCGTAGCTCGACCTGGAAGGGGACGCGCTTGCGCAGGGTCGGCGAGATCGCCAAAGGCGTGAAGACGGTCAGGTCGCCGCGGCGCGCGAAGTCCTCGCCGAAGGTGTGGCGGTCCTGGTCGCTAAGGCGGGCCAACTCTGGCAGGAGGTTCTCTTCGCACCAGGTGCGAACCTCCGCCTCTCGCAGCTCTGGCGTCCAGCTCTCGAAGCCGGCCGGCGCCTCGTAGCGGTGAATGCGGATCGAGTGGTCGGCGACCATCGCCTGCTCGATGAGCACCCGCGACAGGTAGGCGCCGCCGGACTTTTTCGGGACGCAGCCGTACTCTTCCTCGGCCGACTCGATGTTGGGGGCGTTCTTGTACAGACCATCACGCCAGGCTTTCTCGGACTCGGGTGACCAAGCCTGGCCCGTGACGTAGCAGATTCGCTTGTACAGTCCCTCAGCAATCGCGTCATCGAGGGTGATGCGGTGGATGCTGTAGTCTTTCCGGCCCTCTCGGGCATCCTGGATGTAGGTGTTGAAGGGATTGTCGACGCCATTGTGAGTGCTGATCAGGCGCACCTTGTTGCCCCACATCGTCAATGCCAGGGCGGCCTTCAGCAGCTCCTCCAGGGACTCATGGAACGCTGCTTCATCGATCACCACGTCGCCCTGCAGGCCACGCAGGTTACTCGGCCGGCTGCTCAGGGCCTGGATTTTCCGCCCCGTTTTCGGGAAGCGGATCATGTAGGTCAGGATCTCTTCCTTCTTCCCTTCGTCCCAGAAGGTCTGCTCGTAGACGTCGGCCTCTGCCAGCTCGTTGAAAGCACGGGCGAACAGAGCACAGGCGGCGATGTACTCCAACGCCATCTCCTGCTTGCTGCCGACGTAGAAGGTGTTGCAGCCACCTCGGCGCCGCGGCTTGGCGGCATTGATCACGTTGCGCCCGGCCTCGGCCCAGGTCAGGCCGGTACGGCGGGACTTCTCCGCGATCATGATCTGGCTCTCGTCCTCGAACCAGCGCTGCTGGTACGGCAGGAAGACGGGCTCATTGGCCGGCTGGGCTTCGGAGATTTCCTGCGGCACGTCGACGCCGAGCAGCTCCATCTCCTCGGCCAGGTCGATCTTACGCGGGGCACTAGTCGCAGTAAGCCTCTTACCCAGCTCGGCAGTGGTTGCGCGCATAGCCATGTCAGGCTTTCCCCAGGAGGATGCCGCGGATTCGGTTTTCGAGCTGCTCGCTCATCCCGTCGCTGCCACGCTGCTCTTCCAAGCGCTGCTCCTGCTCCTGGAGCAGCTTCTCGCGGGCTTCGCGCTCGATCTGGCGGCGTTCCTCCATACTGGCTTTGCGGGCCTGCAGGACATCCTTGGCTGCCCGAGCCAGCTTGCGGACGTCCTCGATGTCGACCTCGTCCTCGGTCTGCGCAGCGAAGGCCGCATGGGTCGTCAAGGTGGTGATGGATTGCACCAAGAGCGCCCCTGCACGTTCGTCTGGGTTCTCGCCTAGCTCTTCCACCAGCAGGCTGGCCATTGCCTGCTGCTCGCGCAGGCGCCGGGTCATCTCGTCGAAGCTGACCTTGTATCGGCCGATCGCTGAACGGCTGGGCTTTTCCTTGCCCGGGAAGCGCTCTTGCAACTGCTCGATCAGCTCGTCCAGGGTCAGGCGGTTCTCGCGCAGGGAGCGCTCGATGAACGAACGCACATCCGGTGGCAGCTTGTCGATGCTGGACTTGCGGCCCATGGTCAGGCTCCCGGACGCTTCACGCCGTCCACTCGGGCGCGGCCGGCGGCCACGTCGGCGCCGCGCTCAGTCAGCTTCGCGACCAGCACTGCGCCGTTGCTGACGTCCTCGATCTTCACCAGTTGCTGCTCTTCCAACCAGCGCAACTCGCCCTTCACCTGGTCGCGGCTGGGGTCATGCCCCCACTGGCTGAGGACGGTGTGCAGTACCGAGCTATTGGCCTGGTAGGTCGGCATTTCCGCAAGGATGCGCAGGATCACCAGGCGGCGGTCCTGGCTGATGAAATCGGAGTAGTTGCTAGTCATGGGCGTCTCTCGCTGAGCAGGTAGTCATTGATGCGATCAACCGAGCGAGTCAAAGGGTCCAGCGCTTTGGCCAACCCCGACAGCTCGGCGCGCATGGCTTTCATGTCGCCGGCCAGCTCCGACAGCTGCTGGCTGTCCGGCAGGTGGAGCATCTGCTGCTCCAGGGTGAGAAGTCGGTTGTCCTGGGATGAAAGCCGATTCGTCAGGTGTTCGGCCTCGGCCTTGGAGCTGGAGCGACGCGCAGCAGCCAGCGAGTACAGGCCCACCGCCGCGGTGAATACGAACTGGCCGGCGCGCAGCACGAAGTCCAAGTCCATCAGTGAGTTTCCTTGTCGTTTACATCGAGCAGCGCATTCAGTTGCGCCAGGTTGGTGAGAGACCATTTCCCGTAATCGCGGGCATGGGCCAGGATGTCAGCCGCGCTGACACCGCTTTCCAGTAGTTCGGCGTCAGCGCCGGAGGCGGGCCAGGCCGTTTCTTGAGGGCTGGCGGCAGTTCTGCAGGCTGCTGGCGAGGGCAGATCGGCGCCGAGGGCGTGGTTGTAGTCCCGCAGCCAGCCGCAAGTGACAACGAAGCGAGGAGCAGGCACAGGGGAAGCACCTGGTGCCGGCCGGTATTGAGTCGAGACATGGGCGATACGCTCCGATAGCTGTTGCTGGAGGGCAGTGAACTGGTCCTGGGCTGACAGGAATCGCGCTTCCGCCTGATTCGCGCGAGTGACCTGCTGCTGGAACTGCAG